GATGTAACTGCAGTTTTTAATTTTGAACCTGGGTTAAGTCTACGATATGCTTTGACCCCCGCTGCTGTCATACCAGCACCAGATTTAGTTGGTCTGTAATTTTTTTTATTTCGAGGTGGCATACCCCCCTTGGAAAGCATTACTGCTCTTCCTGTACCTTTGGTTTGTATGCCAACTCTATTCATTACGGTGTTGTCAACGTTTTACCAGAATACTTATCTGTTAGTAAAGTATATCCAGCAACGTGTGTTTTAGTTTTACAAAAAATTCCTTTTGGAAATAAAATTCCATCTTCAGGAAAATTAAAGTTAACTACATCTCCAGTAGGGACATCTGCTAAAAACAAAGTGTCTCCAGTATTTGAAGTTGTTGTTAGTTCTAAAACACCAGCACCTCCACCACTAGAAGCAATAATGATACCCCTTAATCTTACAGGTGGCGCAATTATTGCATCTGTACCTGCCGCAGCAGTAGATCTAGTAGCTTGTATATCACACTTAGCAGCCATGTTTTACTCCTAACTATTAACCGTATATTTTATAAGCAATAACCCAAGTAAATAATCCTTGTGTAGTCGCAGATGTAGTATTAGTGATCTGCAAGAATATATCCCTTGTTGAGTTAATTGAAGTGTTTACTCTTGGAGATAAACCTGGTGAAGCACCTACAGTAGTATCTAAAAGAGTAAATGTGTAATGAGCTCCTTCAGCAATTGTTGTGCCTCCATCTAAAAGTCCATCTGTATCAGCAGCAACTAATTGTGCGCCACCAGTAGCAGTTCCAACTTTAAAACCAATATCACCTGAAGCAACAGTTGGCGCAGATGTACATACAAGTTGAATACTTGTAATGATTGATCTTGCTGGCTGTGCATAAGTAACTTCATTTGTTCCAGCAGTTGCATTAACTGTTGCAGTTGCTACAACGTCTTGACCTTGAAGTTTTGTACCTACATATTCACCTGATGAATTTATTTCAAAATTATTTGTAAATACACCTGTAGTTGCATTTTTTGTTGCACCAATAAAACCGTTTTCCGATCGCACTGGTCCATTGAACGTAGTATTTGCCATAATTATATCCTCCTAGTTTAATGATCACAGTCTCTAGGCCGTCGACTATACGCGTCTATGATCTTTAATAATTGTATAGTGTTTTGAATATATATAAAAAAAGGGGCGAAGTAAATACTCCGCCCCTTAATATCTATTTAGTTTCTACGAATTACGCAGCGCCTGGTGAACCAAAGATTCCTCTAGGGTCAGAAAATCCGAAGCTGTATCTTTCTCTAGCTTTGAACCTCATGTTTCCAGTATCGAAATCACCTTCCATTGCAGTTCTTAATGGAGCTCTTTCGAAGTGCTTTAATCCATTAGGTGCATCTGTAAGGATAAAGAACGCATCAGTGTCCAATAAGAAATGGTTTATTCTGTATCCTTCAGGAACCATTCCCATATTGTTAATAGCATTGATGTCGTTATCTGCAGTCCCTACTCTTAAAGGTGACTTTAAGATTCTCTCAGCAGTAAATTGTAATTCTTTTGGAATTATCATTTTTCTACCTTGAGTAGCTATTCTTAAACCTCTTTCATCAACGAAAGCAGCAATGTCAATCAATGACTGCTCTAATGATGTTTCGTTTAAGTCTGCAGCAGTTGCTAACTCGTTTGCAAAAGTTCCACCACTTACTAATGGGTGGTTATTAGCACAAAGTGCTACACCATCTCCACCGTTTGCAGTGTCAAATGCATTATTCAAGACAGCAGCAGCTTTCACTTGTTTAGTGTTAGCCATTGATCTTGCTAATGCTCTTGTGTAACGAGCAGCTAATCTGTCGTACAGGTTATCTTCGATAGCTTCTTCAGTAATTGCAAATGCTAAAGCAATAGTCTCATGCGTATATCTTGCAGTGAAACTTTCTTTTGCATCGTCAAATACTACAGCCGCACCTTCAGTTTTTGTTGGTGCACCTGCGAAGCCAGCTAACATTACTTCTTCTTCAAAAGCTCTGTCAGAAGACTCTGTAGTAAAGATCTCTGCATGTTCGTTTTCGTATCTGTCATACTCCAGGCCAAATAAGGCATTTAAACCTGGTTCTAGTTCTTTAACTAGCTGTGCTCTACTTATCGCCATAGTTTATTCTCCTTATTACGCCGTTAATCCAACTACTCCACCTTTGTATTGGTGAGCGTTGATTCTAACGAGTACGTTAACGTTTGATGTTGATTGATCACTATTCTCAGGGTCTTGAGAAATATCAATAGCTTGTAAAACAAATGTAGACGAAGAGTCTGCAGTTGATTCATCTAGAGCTTCTCTTGATTGTCCTGACTTAGTGTCGCCAGCTGTTGCAACGATCGAGTAGTTTGCAAACAAATGGTCAGTCGCAAAACTTCCATCTGATTTGATTTCGTAAACTACATTCGGATCGTCAATAACGTTCGCAATTATATCGTTAGCACTGATTGTGCCTGGATAATGATTTTTGAACGTAGGCTTTTGAGTTGTCGGGTCTGTATAGAAGACACCATTGAAAACTCCAACAACAGGATTATCAGTAGCCCCAGCTCTTTCGACAGTTCCGTTAGTTACTGCCTTTACTAGGTCTCCTTGGAATATTGCAGTACCGTAGTTCTTCAATATTCTGTATCTGTTTTGTGAGTTATTAAACGGTGTTCCACCTAACATTCTAGACGGTCTCAAGCCAAAGTTTCCACTTTGATTAGCCATAGTTGTTACTCCTTAGTTTGTTAGTTTATGTTTAATAACCCCTTGGTAGTTACTAAAAATTATTTTTTAGTTCCACTTCCGAAGGTTACTCGAGATTGCCTTTCAATATTGATCGGCATCTCTGGTCGTTGTTCCTTCATTAAATCATTATCTACCGCGTCCATTTGGCCTTTAGTCTTCGTATTGAAGTATTCTTTTCGCGATACAACGATTTCTTCCGGTATCCTAGCCAACAATAGGCCTCCAACCCCAACTACGCCTTCGTGTTTGCCGCTACTGATGACTGGGTAATCATTAGGTCCAATTTGTTTTTCTAACTCATCGGCTCTAACAAGCTCCCAACCCTCTCTGAGTTTCTTAGACATGTTTCCAGTGTCTTCGTAACCCTGCGTGCTTTCTCTCAACCATCTATGGCAAAAACCATTTGGTGGCGGAGGCGCATCTAGACTTGATGGTGGAGTCCAGGGCTTGCTTCTAATATCTTTAGATTTCAGCTCTGACTCGCGCGAAACTTTTTTTATTTTATCCATAATTTTCTCCTTTACTTCACGTATTTCGCGTATTCTTCAGGTGGCACCCCTAATCTTTTAGAAATTACCAACTGTGATTTGGTGAGTTTCACAGTCCTGCGTCCGTTTTGGTTTCTAACAGCAGGTGCAACAGTTTGGACGGGTTTCTTTTGCTCCTGTTTTACATCCTCAGTGGGTTTAGCCTCTTGAGGATCAGAAAATCGACTAGGAAAGTATTCTCTAATTCGATTATCTAATTCATTATAATACTGATCGCTGTCTCCTGCAATACCCTCAGCTTTAATTTGTTTGTCTATTTCAAAAGCAGCAGAGGTCATGACTTGATCTTGTAAAAACCATTCTTTGTTCTTTTCAGCCCATTCTTTAGACTTTGGAGACGCTTGAATATCAGGTTGTTGAGGTGCAGGAGCCTCCTTTTGTTTTTCAGCTTCCTGTTCTCTCATAAACTTAGTATTAGCCAATCTTTCTTTTTCGATATTAGCTGTAACCAGTTTTTGATTAGCCTTAGCTATAGCTGTGGCGTCCTGAGCTTCAATAGCTGATTGCAATTCTCTAGTTGCATCAGCTTCATCAGATTTAATTCTTGCTTCAAACTCTGTAAGATAATTTTCTTCAAGTTTAGGAAATCTTTTCTGCATATCGTCCATTTGTTTTTGTAGACCTTTTGCATATTGCATCGCAGCTTTTTCTCTTCGCTGTGATTCTCTCCAGTTCTTAGTTAAATCATTGATTCTACCTTGAACTTTTTTTCCATAATCTTGAAGATTTTCTTTCTCTTCAGGTTTATCTTCTTTAGATTCTTCCTTAGCTTCTACAACTTCAATTTTATCATCTTTGTGTTCATTGACAGCTGTGCCTTCAGGAATTACTTCATCATTTGGTAGTGTTAGCTTCTTCTCTGGCTCTTTCACCTCGTAAGAAACTTCTTTAGCCTCAACACCATCAGTATCTAATTCTACTTCTTGTTGCGAGGGTTTTAGTTGTTCTTGTGACATATTTAGCTCCTAGTATGCGTGCAGTATATCCTCTGGATTACTGATTGTTGCGATGATTTCATCATCGTTTAAAATACGCACTTCACCGCCTTCTATCTTAAAACGGCTACCCGCGTATCTTCCGAAAATTATCCAATCACCTTCTTTACACCATGGTTTCCCGTGAAATTTTTCATCTTCTTTGTAACAAAGATCTCCCATCTTCAAAACTAAACCACAAACTGTGGTCATTTGAATTTTGTCTTGTGTTACGTCAGATAAAACTAATCCACCTTTGGTTTTTTTAGGACCAGAGTATGGTAAAACTAATAGTCTCCATCCGGTTGGTTGGGGTAATTTATCGATTGTTTTTTTGTCTATTGCTTCTGAGTCTAAGTAAAGTTTTTCAACTTCTTCTTTTGACTTATAAGCATTTAGAAGACCATTATCAGTCTTCTGCGCCTTTGGCGTTATAATCGTCGTCATTTTGCTCCTGTTTTTTAAACAAGTCCGTTAGGTCTTGCTGCAGATCTTTTAAAGACCTGATTTGTCCTGTAATATATTTATACTCATTGAAGTTGTCAACTCCAATTATAACCTTTTCTGTATAACTCTCGATCTTGGGTTTAAGAATCTTTTGTTGAATATATTTGATTGTAGCGTAATCCACTATTTCTTTCCGTTACGGAAGATTTGTGTTCCCTTTATGCCGTATATTGATGCCACGACCAAAATCCACAAATTTGTGAACCAGGAAGGTAGTTGCGAGAACATATCGAAGAATTGTTTGACCTTTTCCATAGCAGACGGATCATCGCTAATGACTGCCCAAGCAAGCACCAACACGGGCAAACTAAGAATTATGAGAACTGCCTCGTCTTTCCAGTCTGACTGTCGGGCTTCTAACAATTTACCCTGATAAGCTTCCTCACCTCGAGCTTGACGCTCTGCGTGTAGCAATTGTGCATCTGACATTGCCATCTTGGCTTTTTGCTTGTTAGCGTATATCTTACTACCTGCAGATACTGCTAATTTAATTGCTTGAAACCACATTAGAATATTCTAACCTTTCTGTTTCTATCTTTCAAGATTTTTCCTGCTCCTCTAACTAGGCCACCCTGATTAAAATTAAATTCAAACATTTTAGGTTGTACTTTTGCTTTACCCATAGGTATTTGAGGTTTTGGAATATTTAATTTACATGGTGGTAAAGTGCCATCAGGACATCTTGGAGTACCCCCTCCATTATCTCTGCCACCTAATGTTGGTTTAGGTGCAGGTTTTGCCTCTTTTATGAAAGCTTTACCTTCTGGTGAATTTGGTTTTAAAACTCTTGCTGATGGATCTGTTTTGTATTGATTACCAATATAATATTCTCTGTATAAACCTTCTTTTCTAGCGTATTTTTGCCTATCTTTATAAGCTTTTCTTTGAGCTGCCTCTCCTAAAAATCCTCCTCCTGGTATAACAGCACCCGCAACAAGATTTACCATAGGATTAGATTTGTAAGGAACGTCTTTTGTAGTGTCAGGGCCTCCTATTTTTCTTTTTGGTGGACCTGAAGGTGGTCTATTTCCACCACCACCGCTACCACCATAAGTTTGACTAGGATTTCTGTTACCACCATAATTTCCGCCAGCAGATGCTCCTCCCGCAGGACCTCTCGATGCTCCAGATACACTACTACCTGGCGATTTAAAATCTGCTCGACTTGCATCCATTCCACCTCTAGCTTTAAAAACTTTTAATCCGCTTTTTAAAACTTTAGCTTGTTTAGCATGTGTCTTAGATGCTTTTTCTAAACCTTTTATTACTTTTTTAACTTTTTTTCTCATTAGAAATATTTTGTAACTTTTCGTCTGTCTCCCATGACTTTACCGCAACCCGTTGCAATACCTCCACGCTTCATACCATGAGGTGTTGGTCCACTTTTTGGTGGTGGTCCTGATTTTTTACCTGCCATGCCACCAGATTTGACTTCATAAACCTCTACAGGATTAAAAGGACTAGCTGGTCCTGGGTATTTTCTTTCAAATCCAGGTCCTGATTTCTTTTTTTTCTTTTTATCGTCTGTTTTAGGTCCAAATCTTCTACGTCTAGATATATCTGGAAATTTTTGTCTACGTGGCATCTTTTTTCTCCTGATTTAGTTTTTCTTCTTGTAGTTCTAATCTCTTTTTACCTAATTCTTCGTTCAAATTCAACTTGTCTTCCCCTAAAGTCTGTTGTGCAGAGAATTTGTTGGCCTCAAATTCCATTTTTGCTGCTTCTTCTTGTGCTTTTCGTTGAATATCCATGGCTTTAAGGTCTAATTCACGTGTTTTTAGTGCTAAAAGTGGGTCTTGATTCTGCTGTGACTGAAATTGTTGTTCCATTGTCACTAATTCTTGTATTTTCTGAGCAATTCTTCGTGCAACTTCAGCTTCAAACTCTATTGAAAAGGCTTCTTCATCCGTTTGTTGTAATTGTGCCATGCTTTGGTTCTGTTGAAACATGGCTAACACCTCTTGTTTAACCTGCAGTGATATGTGTTCCATCAAATGACCCTGTAATAGACCATAAATTTGTGGATTTATTTGTACCATTCTTGATGTCATGAATGACATGTGGGCTGCAATGTGTGCATTGTGGTCTTGTTGTGGAAATGCTTTAGGAATAACCATCTGTAAAGCTCCAGTATTCTCGGTTGCAGGATCCAAAGGTCTTGGAGGCCCTGGTGGTGGTTTTAAAATACCTGAAACATTTTTAACACCTAGAGCTTGGTACATTCTTTTGTAAGCCTCGTGTATGTCATGCATTTGAGGATTAGATTGAGCAAGTGTTAAAGATGCTTGTGCTATTTGAATTCTTTGTGTCATTGAATAGATATCGGGATCTGCTACAGGAAGTATATCTACTCTGTCATCAAAGTCAGATTGTTTAATTAGCCTACTCGCTCCTACGACATCGTATGGATATTCAACAGGTAATGATTCTGCAATTACCCCAGCCAACATTTTAAATTCTTGACCCATTGAGTAATAGCATCTTTTGTGAATTGCGGACATGACTTTTGACCCTCGTTCAAGGACCGCCATAGTTGTACCTACAGGAGCTTGTGTATTCATATCTGCCATTTTCATATCAGCTATTGATGCAAATCTTCTTCCAGAATCTACGCAGAATTGTAGAAGTTGATAAAGAGTTGGGTCTGGTCCTTTGAATGGTAAAAATTGAAATTGATCTTTGATGTTACCACCCGGTGCATCTACATCTCTAAACTCACCTGGCTGCAAAGGTTCTGAGTCATCTCTTATTCTTAAACCTCTAGATTTAAAACCAGCAGGAAGATTTGATAATGTGCCTGCATCTAATAATTGTCTTAAAGCAGTTGTAGCAGTTCGTGATAAACCACCGATTGTGTGAATTAAACCGTTTCCATAAAAACCAAATCCAGGTAAAAATTTATAGTGAACAAAAAAATCTTTTCTTTTTCTAAGTGTATCATTTTCTTCATAATTTCTATAAATAGATAATACTTTTCTAGAGTCTTCATCAATAGTCACGACATAAGGAACCTTAATTCCATCTTCATCTTCATAACCAGGTATGTCAAGATTTGTGTGTACCTCTATTAAATTATACAATGCATTAGCTTGTCTATTATCTGTAGATGTAACACCTTCAATCTCATTCATTTTATCCTGAACTTTATCAGATTTATAACTTGGTCTTGGTAAATCAATATCTCTATAAAAACCGCTGACTTGTAGTTTTCTTAAATCATTTTGTGACATCTGTAGCACTTGTGATATTCTTAATGCATCAGATAAATCAGTCGCGTTATATGGAACAACTAAATCTTCAGCTTTTATAAATTTAGCACAAGCTCTACCTAAGACTGGATCATAATAAACTTTTTTAAATGAAGAACCTGTAAGAGGAAGTAAGAATAACATCTGATCCATCTCTGGAGTGTATTCTTTCATAACCGATGATATCATGTAATTCATGTAATCTTTTACACGACCAGCTTGATTTATTTTTTCATCAGTCTGTGCTCCTATCACTTCTGTTCTTACAGGTCCCCCTGCAGGTAATAACTCTTTGATGGCTTGCGCTTGGAATTGAGTTGCTGACTCCGCAAGTAAGGGATGAGTTACTCCTGCTGCCCCAAGAAAAGGACGGGCTGGTGATTCATATTTGAAACCTAATAAATCTAATCCTTTAACATAAGAATCCACCCATTGTTGTCGTGAACGTTTATCGTCTTCATAATTTGAAACAAGTTCACTACCTATTTGTGAAAGAATAGATTCATCTAAAGTTTCTGCTAAGTTAGAAAAAAATTGTTCTTCTTGTTGAATAACTGGTTCTACACCAGCTATTACATTATCATCTTCATCTAATACTGTATCTACTTGCTCTGGATTATTTCCAGCGGTCGTATCAATAATTTCTAAATCTTCTCTTGACATTAATACATTTTAGTTATTTTTTTATTTTTAGCCATACCTTGTCCACGGCAAACAATGCCACCTTTTTTAAGTTTTAAACCTTTATCTTGTTTAAATTTTTCTATCCCACCGCCAACTTGTTGAGCTCTTGAAACCTCATCTTTGATTTGTCCTGCTGGATTGGGTTGTGCTGCCAATGTTTTGATTGCTCTATCTATCATCCAAATAATGGTGCAAAGTGTTCACGTTTTACTTCTACCAATCCTCCAAGTTTATATGCCTTCATTCTGCCCGTGCTCGAGCCTGCTAAATCTAATACCACATTTGTATTGTAATTTCTAGGGTCATTAATATCAGTTATATCCAATGGTTCGTAGAAATCGTTTTTGTCAATTTTCAAAAAATTATCTCTTTCAGCTTTTGACGTGAAGGATCCAACAATTTTCCCATCTGAGTCTGTTACTTTAAAAGGTTTATTTACATCTGATTTCATAACCTTTTTAACAACTACTTTGGCACCTAATTCTTTTGCAATCTCTTGCATTGCTTTCGGTACAACTGCAGTGCTAACTAATATTCCTGATTTGTAATCTCTGTATTTTCCAACTGCTTTGCCATCTAAATTTTTTAAAACCCTATCTTTACCTGGGACTTTTCTAAAACTGCCCTCTAATTGATCACCGCTTAATCCATAGTATTGTTCCAGCTTCTGTTTTTGTCCTACTTGTTTTAATAAATAATCATCAGCAGCACCGATAGCTATATATCTTACATTATTTTTTCTTGCATCTTGTATTAATGATTTCAGTGCAAGTTTTGTCCATGTAGCTTCTTTCATCATTGGATAGAAATCATAAGTTCCTTCCTTTGATGAAAAGCTTTGACCATAATATTCATTACCAGTTACTTGCGATGGTCTGATTTGAAAATTAGATTCTAAAATTTTTTTCTCTTTTTGTAATTCGTTTAATTTTTTAAACTCAGGAGGCGAAAGTGGTCTCTCGTTAGCTATATCAGTTAGTTTATTTATCTCTGTTATCTTTTCATTTATTTCTCTTTTCAGTGTAGAATTTATAATTTTATTTTTAAAAGGGTTATTTCTTACAAGATCTATTGGTTCATTAACGCCTACCTTCGCTAATTTTTTTGAAATAGATTGTCCTGTATCAGATTGTATTTCACCTATGTAATAAGTATCTCCATAATTATCTATACCTCTAGTATTAAATCTTATATGTGCAATGGGATTAGGATCATTAAAATGTGATGAAAATATTTTTTTAGCTGATTCATTACCTGGTAAAGATTCATCTAAATAAATTACTTTTTCTCTATAATCATAACCACCCTCAGCAAACACAGATTTGTGTCTTGGCATGTTTGTTGTGGTCAAACCTTTTTTAGCCAATGCTTCGTATTTGTCATAATCAGATATCAAATTTCTAACAATTAATTTTTCGTTATCTTTAAGGGTAGGTAATAAATCTATTAACCTTTGTTTTGTATCAACAACTTGATCTAATTGAGTTTTAGATGCAGAAAATTTTTGACCAATAGCAGTTAGATTTTTTGAATCCGCTTCTAAACTTGTAATTAAATTTTTAAGAGGTTGTCTTTGATTTACAGGTGTATCTAATATTTTATCACTAAGCATTCTTTGAACATCATCATTAAATAATCTAAAAGTTTTATTTACATTTAAAATCTCTGCTTCATTTAAAGGATAACTATAATTTTTAATTTTTGTTTTGTATGCTGGGTTTGTCTCAAGAACAGATAATACTTCTGCTTTTGAAATTTTTTTATCAGGATATTTTTTACTTAACTCAAATAGATCTCCTCCAATAGGTTCACCTTTTTTATTAAATATAAGTAAACCTGCATCCTCTAATTCCTCAGCTTTAATTCCTTTGTTTAAGGATCCTTTCATAAAGCCCATCCACTGAGCTGGTTTAGCAAATTCATTACCACCCTTTTTAACATAGTCCCAAGCTGCAGATCCCATAAACTCAGTAATGTTATCAACTTTTAATTGTCTTTTGCTTTTACCAAAACTTAAAGGTTCTGCTTGAACAGTAAGTGCTTTTGAATTTTTAATTTTTTTTGCATTAAAATCATCTTCAATACGTTTCATACTTCTTTCAGTCATTAAAGGAGTTTGCTTTACGCTAGTTCTTGTTGAGTACAAATTATTAAGTTCTGCCATTCTTTCAGGATTATTTCTAAAAATATTTCTAAACTCAGCTATATTCTCAGGTAAATTTAAGTCTTGTCTGTATTCTGGGAGTCCATCAACAAAGATCTGGTATCTAGGATCGTTAAGTATAGCTTCTCTTAATTGTGAATTTATTCTTTCCGATGCTTCATAGATTCCTTGTGTTCTTCTTTTTGGCATCAGTGCACGAATACCGCTAGCGGCTTTTCTTGCATAAGGACCCACAAATGGAATCATTCCTGCAACACCAAGCCCAGTTAAACCAACATAACCTAAAGCTTCAAGTGGAGTCATGTCATCATAACCTTCTTCTCCTCTCGCTGCTTTTGCTAAAGCCTCTGCATCTTGCATTGCATATTTGTACGATTGTAATTCTCCAGTGATAGGAGCTGTGTCTCTTAAAAGTGTGTAAGCTGTATCTTGAAATTTTTTCTTGGCTTCTTGTAATTTAGCTTCATCTAAATTTTCTATTTCTCCATAGTCAAGTATAGTATTGTTGTCAGCCATAATTACTCCTAGCAAGGATAATATTTACGTTCCGTCGGCAATGGTTGTTTGTCCGTCGGCTCATAATCATAATCCGCAGATATAAAATTTCCTTCTCGGTATCTTAACACAGCTTGGGTGGTGCTGTCCACGAGGTCATCGTGTTCTCCGTTAGGGAACGCTGCACACTCCTCAATCACTTCATGAGCAAATTGACGGTCAGCTGGATAGAATACCATACCTGATGCAAACACAGGCGAGACTGCATTTACCCTTGAAACCTTGTCTTTTCCACGACCAGGCACGAACTCGTGCACAGGGATACCAGTTCTTCTTAGCTCTTGAATTAGAGGCATACCCGTTGCCTTTGCTTCAATGACGACGGACTCAGGATTCCAGTAAGAGTATTGATCCATTGCTACAGCTTTCAATTCAGGAAAATCCCAACGACCTTTTAATGAGTCTAGTAACATCAAACACTTTGGTGAATCCTCATCAGGTGTGAATACACCCCAAGTTGTAATTGCAGAATAGTCTGCAGAATCTTTTTTACTAAATGCTGTATCATACGATTGTATTACATATTCTAGTCTTGGTATTTCATGTTCCCATGGTCTCCACCATTCTCGTTTAATAATAGCGCCTTCTTCAGAAGTAGGATTTTGCATGTATTGTGCATTCCAACGTTGAGGAGGTATTGATGCTTTTACACCTTCTAATTCCTCTTTCTTCCAATACTCTGGCCATACTGGTTGTCCGTCGTCCAGCAGCGCTGGAAACTCAACGACCTCCCACTGATCAGCGCCAGGGTTTACTTGAGCTTTAATTAGTCTACCTGTAAGATCGTCCGTCGCCCATCGAGTCATTACAACTACGATAGAACCACCCGGTTGCAAACGTTGTCTAGGTCCTGACACATACCAATCATACGTCTTCTCCATAGCAGAGTCCGACATTACGTTTTGTTCGGTGTGCGGGTCGTCAATAATTAATATATCTGCACCCCTACCCGTTATGGCACCTCCGACACCAGCTGCAAAATACTCACCCCCTTGGGAAGTCTCCCAACGACCTGCAGCTTTACTATCCTGTTGGAGTCCCACATTAGAAAAAATTTTTTTATATTCATCGCTATCAACTAAGTTTCTTACTTTTCTACCAAAACGAAAAGACAGTTCTGCATTGTGAGAAACCTGCATGAGTTTAGCATTGGGTCGGAGTCCCATCATCCATGCTGGAAACAAATAAGATGCAAACTCTGATTTTGTATGTCTAGGAGGCATATTGATAATTAAACGCTTAATCTTGCCCTCTGAGACTTTGTTTAGTTTGTCAGCGATTATTTGATGATGACCCCAGTCAGAAGGTTCAGTTGCATCTCTGCAGATAAAATCTGGCCAAACCTGTTTAACAAAGAAAAGGAAGTCATTTCTAGCACTGAGTATCTTTTCAGCATCTAATAATTTCTTTAATTTTATTAGTTTTTCTTTTGGTAAGAGCTCTAAATCCATAAGTATTTTTACTATATCATTTCTATGAAAGTTTGCACGTATGTCAATCGTCAAGTTACATGCGCAAGATTTGGGGGGTGGGGTGGGGTCAAAGCACCATATCTAGTATGTTTTTGAATAGAGACCCTGAATTTACAGGTGAAAGCAGCTGATGCCAGGCAGCTCGGATCCGAAGTTCCAGTTAAGTTCTTTTAAAGTCCAAGTAAAGTTGTTTTAAAGGGTAAATTGCCCATTGGCGCATCTTATTGCGCCAATGGGATATTGGTTAATTGTCAGTACGATTATCTGATATTGTTCTATCTAATCCAAATTTTGTGAACAATTCACTAGATAACGATTGACCAAAGTTTTTGATTTTCTCATCTTGCAAGTTATCCAATATGAATTCAAATATACTCATATCTAAATGACCCGCTACCAACTTCCAATCAATTTTTGGTTTTGCGACTTGTTTATATTTGTGCAAAAAAGTTTTGAGTTCTTGTATTTTAACATCACTACTTTTCTCACTTTCAACTATTTGATTAAGTATTGTAATCTCATTACTCATGATTGCAAGTCCTTAATCTCACTAGACCATGTTGTTCTAGTGTTTAAAGTTGAGTATTTCTCGAACAAGTCCATGTGTTGCTTTTTAAAGTTCTCAACACTAAAAGAATTGTAAGTCGAAACATTACGTTTTAAAACGTACATCAACTTTTTAGACTTAAAACTAATCTCATCAGTTTTAAGTAGTTCGAACAATTCAACATTGCTAGGTTTTAAAATCCTATTCCATGTTGATGTTAGTTCTTTTTGTTCTTGCTTTAACTCGCAAGAATTAATTATCAACTTTTTATTCTTTGGCGAAAGTTGAAACGCTTTTTTTAGTTGTGCCATTT